GTGCGTTTGGACTCAAGTAATCTGCCTCATCTAACATTACAACTTTGAATGCACCAAACGGAATCATTTGTACAAAGTTGATAATCTTAGTACGCACAGTGTCTACATCGTTTTCACGACTAGCGTTAATTTCTAAAACGTCTAAATCGTTTACACCTAACTCGTTAAGCAAAATCTTTGCCAGCGTCGTCTTACCAATACCAGCGTTACCGCTAAACAACAAATGAGGGATTGTTCCTTCTTTAATCCAGCGTTGTACTTGTGCTTTTTGATGTTCATCTCTAAACACATAACCGTCAACTCTAGCTGGACGATACTTTTCTACCCATAATTGTTTCATAATCACTCCTTTTGTATATTATACAGGTAAGAACAGGACTAGTCAATAGTCCTGTTGGGTTAGGTTAACCGTTTACTTACTTGGGAATATATACATCCGATGGTGGTTCATCAGCCGATACCATAATACCGTTTGCATCAATTCGACGAATAACTATTTCTTTTCCGTCTTGATCCTCCACAGTATGTCCTCGAGTCCATCGACCATGTTCAACACAAATCCACTCACCCACCTTGACGTCTTTTTGTTCGTTGCCAATAGCCCAGACTCGACACCAACGTGGTTTAATCCCGTGGTCTTTGCCGTCATCGCTACGTAATACAATTCCGCTGGTTGTTTTAACTTCTCCAAAATCCATATCAACTGCAAGTATATGATCTCGGATTGGTCTAATTTTACCTTTTACAACGTTCATTCTTCGCCTTTCGCTGGATTGCCTTTGTAATATTCTGCCATTACTTCTTCACGCTTGCGGATAATTTTGCCACCTGGGCCTAATTCATCACCGCGAGCATTGACTCGAGCATTACCAACTGCTGGAGTTAGTTCATTTTTGTTTCTTAGTTTCTCAATATCAACTTCTTTACCGTTAGCACTACGGTAAATTTTGCGTTGTTGTTCTTTCATTGCCATATTAATCTCCTGGATTATAGTAGTATTTATCTTAAGAAGTCTTGCCAGTCTAAATTATATTTCATGGAATCTATCTTATGTACGCCTATTAGAAATAGCACATAACTGGATACACTAGATCCACGACCTACACCCCAAACTATATTGTTAGTTCTGCAATAATCTACGAAATATTTAAGCCATTGTAGCAATGGTAACATATTTCTTCGTTGAAATTCAAGCAGTTCTGCACCAACACGTTGTAGCTGATCTTGATTTTCACACTTGTCCAACACCCATTTAGCAATATCAAATGTTTTGTATTCTTCGGGCATCATCCAATCATTTTGACAAATACTGTCAAAAGTTTCTACATCAATGTCATATAGTGTTGGATCAACGTGATTGAGTTGGATGTTAGCAATTTCTGCTAGTTTGGATAAGTCAATGCTGTTTTCGCATAACACTTTGGATAAGTGTTCGCCATCACCCTTATATAGCATATTCACTATATCGGTAGAATCGTAGAGTACATTGCCAAATTTATCTGAAGTCATACAGCTATTTTAGTTGACTTGTATTAAATTGTCAAGATCTTTATTTCTCTTTTGGTTTTGTTGTTCCCATGCTTTAGCACGGCGCATAGACATTTCATCCTTGTAAATTTGGATGAAACAGCTAATTTGATATTGTATGTCAGGATTTCTAGTCAACCAATACTTCTTACTCAAGTCGGCAATTTTAGCTTCGACTTCGGCATCCTTAAGACCACTTAGGTCATCAACTAGTGGATTGATTACTGGCATTATCCAAATACTACGCCGTTATTACCTACACAAAACCATTTACTTTCAATATATTGTAATGTACATGCATCACCCACATCGGCCAAAGTTATTGTACCATTGCCAAACAATTTCCAGCCTGCATTAGTAACAGTAATTACCATAGGACCAGCGGCAGCAACAGTTGCAAATACTTTAATTTGTCCCTCAATACCCGCTGCAAGTGTGGCGGTTGAAGGAGAACTTACTGAAATTGTACTTGCAGTTTTTACTAAACTTGCAGCCGCACCACTAACTAAATTCTCGCTGCCAGTGTACTCTGTACTAAAGTTTCGAGGGCCGCTAGCGGTATATGAGCCTAAGTATTTCATATAAACTTTGATGCCACCATCAAAAGTCCATGCTTCAACAACCTGATATTCTTGATTTGCAGGCAGGGTCAATGCTCGTACAGTTGCAGATCCAGTTAATAATGGAAATGTGTTATCAAACTCTACATTACCAGTTCCTGATTCAGCAGTAAATTGCACAGTTCTAATAGTAGCATCACTCTTTAAGTGAAGTCTGATCTTAGCAAATCTATCACTTATGGGCCATTGAATAAACTGCAATGTGAGATTTGCCCCAATTGTGTAAATTTGTAAAGGGCCGTTTCTAACGTCTACACTAGTATTAGTACTGATTGGACCGTTATTTCTAACAGAACCGTAAAATTTATTAAATTCAGCGTTTTCTAAAATTTGTCCGTTAAAGTCGTTGTCATCATCAAGTTTTGCAGTTGTATTTTGCAAAGTTGTGATTTCACTCTTTGCAACATTTAAACCCGCTTTAATGTTTGTAAAATTGTCCCTAAAACCTTGGCTATTATTGTCTTGCCCGGCTACTGGAAACGTGCCGCTAATGTTATCTATGTTTATTGCACTGGTCATGATATGGTTACCTTGTCATCTTTAAATACTAGATATTTATCGCTACTCTCACCAGTAACGGAATCTATTATATATCTGTCTACAGTATAGTCAAGATTTTTAAAGTCAAATCCACTATACTTGATATTCAGCAGGATATCTGCTGAAGTTCCTGGATTACAGAAGCAGATTGGAACTGCCAACGTAAACCCCAATTCTTGTTTGGTTATGTCCTGTATACTGCGCATCCATAACGGCAAGTAATTTCTTTCAGTTAACCCAACTGCCCTAAGTCTTTCTCTCCAAATAGATATAGAGCTAGGAAAACGTATGTTAAAACTGGGATCGCTAATATGTATGTTTGTTTGATCTATTGTAATTCTATTATCTGGTCGGGGCAAGTACGGTTCTGCACGATTCATTAGGGCAGTATTGGTGTTAAGAGCCCAAATGCCATTTCCGCTGTCTACGGTTACCTTTTTAGGATCAGGTGAACGTGTAACAGTTGAATTTAGATATGCTGTTCCTTTCTCCAACGGGTCAAACATCTCAACATAGATCACTTCATAAACTACTGTATTTGTTCCTGGAACTTTGGCCCTGGCTGTTTTTATATCACCAAATGTAAATCGTTTACGTTTATGATTTAATCCCATGGCGGACACGTATTCTCCGGCTACTTTTGTTTCTATACCGCCGTAAATAGTCATTCTAAGATCTCGTTGAATTCCAAAATTTACATCATTGGGTCTATAAATGCTACTGGATGTAAAAATGTTACTGTCATTAATAAAACTATTAAAGATTGCACGTTTATCTTGACTCATAAATGTTCTAGCAACAATGCTACTATATAATCTATCATTGGGAGTATTAATGCCTAAAGTAAATTCTCTACTTATAGCACTGTATCCGTATTGATCTTGTGCAGTAATAGTAAACACAAAGTTTCTATCAACACTAGTTACACCACCGTCAAACGTTTGATTAGTGAATACACCATCTGAAAATGTTGTCATTCCAAGAGTTGACACATCGCTGTATTGATTTACTTTACCAGTAATTTCACCATTGAGTTCTAATGTTAGTCCTGGTGGAAAAATTCCCGAGGTCACTCTATATAAAATAGTAGCATCTGGAATAGTTGATGTTGCAGAAACTACCAGTGTGCTAATATAATTTGCATCAATGCTACCTAATGAACTTGGGGTTAACCAAGTCATCACACTTTCAACCTCGCCCAATGTTCTTATAATAAATGTTCTTTTAGATGCAGCAGTTTCATTGTCAAGGCCAAATCTAGTGGCAGTGATTGTAAATTTATAAGTCCTGGTAATTGCTGGTTGATAAGGAACAACTCCAAACAATTCAGATGTTGTAACATCAAACTGTAAACCTGGAGGTAGTTCGCTTATAGTTGAATCAGGATTTGTTGCGTCTAAACTATAAATTACTTGACCAATAACTGGAACTTCGTACGTGTCTAATAATATAGTCAAGTAATTGTTGGCTCGATGTGTTCCTAAATTTTCTGGAGTTATCCAAATAGGCTTTCTTATAAAAGTTCCATCTGATGTAAATACGCCAGTGCCCACATGCATCAAGGTGTTGTCCGCACGTAAAAAGTCGTCACCGACTACATAAATTTTAAATGTTTTCTTTGTAACAGTATCCCCGTCACTTACACTTACCCTAAATTCATAATTTCTATTAAGTTTTTTTGGTGTAGTGATAGGCAAGTTAAAATCAAAAGTCACTGTATCATAAACAAAACTATCATAACCGTTGTCTGGACGATTTCCAAAATCGTAACCAATGCTGTCGTATAAGTCAGAGTTATAACTGCCACTGCCGTCTTTTATACTGTTAATTGTTAACAATGGTTTAATTAAGCCAGTTATCCTTCCACTTGAGGACATTGTTAATCCCGGAGGTAATACGCCATCTCCACTGGATATAAAAAATTGTAATGTTTGACCAGCTGCGGTGTCGTAGTCTATTGCATCAATTTGAAAATCAATAACTGACGAGTCTAAAATAAAAAAGGCATTGTTTGAACCAACTGGTAATGAACCTTCATCGTTTAATAAGTCAGGGTTGTCTGCGCCTTCTATATTTATAGTGAAAGTTCGATCAGATCGTTCTCCGTTATCTGTTGCACGTATGCAAAACGTAAACGTGGTTGCTCTAGCAACTTCATATGCGGTTCCTTGAATAGACGAACTGACTATTCTAAGCCCTGGAGGTAACGATCCGCTTATTACTGTAAAAGAAACACTTGGGTCGTAGTAAGATATTGGCAGTGCAAGATTGACAATTGTGCCTTCTTGTATAGTACCAAATGTGTAGCCAGATTTTTCAGTCCAAATATTCAACATGCTTCGCCCTCGATACAATATTTATCAAGGGAGTATACATTAATTTAAGTTATCCCATGTAGAACCGTTGTATCCGCTAAACTTGCTAGTACCAGTTAAGAATACAATCATACCTGCCGCTGGGCTTGTAATAGCCGTATTACGAGCAGTGGCATCGGCATAAGTTACTACTTGGAATGGAACTGTTCCAGTTATAGCAGTTGAACTAACGGTCAGTCTAGTTAGCTGATTACCATCAGTGTGAACTGTTGAAAATACCAATCTTCCTGGAACATAGCCGGCACTCACTGTACCATCAACTAGACCAGTAATCATTGAAGACGACCTATAATCAGTCCCGTCGTGCCCAGCAAAAATCAAGTTTTTAATACTGTCATTATTTTGCACAGTAGTTTGAGTAACAATTGTACCCCTAGCTCTACCAAATACAGCCCCACCTGTACCAAGTGGAGTATTGTGTATTTCCAATAATCTTAATGGTGATGCAGTAACAGATTGCGAGATTACAGTAATTGATCCGTCACCACTTGATCCGTCAGTTGATGGTCCAAATATCTGAAGACCATTAGTTATTAAGTTACTGGAAATATTAACTGCTCCAGTTCCAGATGGATTCATGGATATGGAATCATTGCCAGATCTTGAAACAATGGCGTTATTTACAATTTCTAATTGCGATGTTATTAATCTACCATACACATCACCAGTTAGTATACCAATGTGTTCACCTCTAAGCACTCCAGATGGTCCATCTACTAATACTGTAGAATCGTCGGAAAACACGCTACCAATTACATGGCCAGTTAAAATTCCAGTTACGTTGCCAGTTACGTTGCCAGTTACGTTGCCATTTAAATTTCCAAAAAAGTTTCCGTTAATAGCATCAACCAACATACTGGAATCATCAGCAAATACACTGCCTTTTAAATCACCAGTGACATCTCCAGTTAAATTGCCAACAACCCCTGTTGCATCAATGGAAACAACGTTGGCAGCGTCAACAACTCCAAATACCAATTTGCCAGATTCTGCATTATCGGCAACATTAGTAACAACTGATCTAATATTTGCTATGACCTCGTCCAATCCTGTTACGGTTGATTGTCTAAATTCAATCATTGGTCCAGCATTATTGTTAGCGGGCGCGGCCCTATAAGCAGCAATTTGAATAACTGGGCTTACGTCATTGTCATAAGTTGACATGTTTACGGCCATACGCATTAATCTATTTCCAGTGCCTTCAATGTCCACAACAGAAGTTGTTGGATTGGCGGCCCAAGCTTCACCTATTGCCAATGCAGCAATGGTTCCACCGTTAAAGTTTGCCGGCCCATCAATTGTTAATGAATTAGTATTGTCATTGGTAGTTAATGTGATATTTGTGCCAGCAACAACTGTTAATACGTTATTGTCACCAGATGATAACACTGCGTCCTGTCCAGCAACTGCCAGTGAAGAAAAGTATCCAGCATCTTGTCCGCCAGCACTAACACCATCACCAATGTACAGTTTTTTAGTATCTGTTGTGTATAACAGTTCGCCTTGTGAAGGAACGTCTACACCTGATAATGCTAATCTTTGCGCTTCAGTACCGCGTCTAATTTGTAATGCCATTTATTATTCCCCTAATCCTTAAAATGATCCAAGATCAAAATCGTATGTGCTTGGCACTGTAAACGAGCCAAAGTCTAAATCACTTCCAGCTCCGCCAGCGGTTAATTGAACTGACCCATCTGGGAATGTCAATGAACCATCTAATCCAAATTGCCATATGCGAGGAGTATTCAAACAATCAGTTCCAATGTAAACTGCTGCATCAGTTACCCAAACAAATTGACCATCATTATTTGAAGCAAGCTCTGCCCAACCACCCGGACCAGCTTTTAAATCTATGTTACCAGGTTCTGAAGGCACCAATTGAGCCAAACTTGGTAATTCTAAAATTCCAGTATTCTTGAACCACCAACGGTTATCGTATATGGCTCCTTCTGTACCAAACAGTGAAGTATTGATATGTACGCCATCAGTGTCTGCCCAAACATATTGATTTTTTCCAGTATCTGGATTATCCACATCACTGGCCCATTGCATTTGTACATAATTGATATTGGGGTTCAATGCATCACCACCAGCAATAATTTTTACAGGGCCGCTGCTTTTGATTGTTCCTGGAATGACCAAGTTGCCATTGGAATCCAATGAAACTACATATGAACCGTTAACAATAGCTTCTGAACTAAAAGTAGCAAAATTAGCATTGACCTTTTCAAATGCCGTGCGTAAATCATCGCCTGACCCGTCGTTTGCGTAGTTACCTATTAAAATTGTTTGAATTGGCATGTTCTGATCTCTTTAGTATATTTAGCGTTTCTTAAAGTTGAATGCTATACTGATCCTAACTGCCTGGCTGGTGTTGGGTCTTACTCTATGTTCTAAACTACCAGGAAATACCAGTAAATCACCTGCTCGAGGACTCTCTGTCCAATATGCTTCACCCTGCTTGAACTCTATAACACCCGCAGGAACCTGTACATACAGCACACCTACTCTAGCCCACTGGCTGTGACTATGCCAACCCGTGCCTTCGCCCTGTAGGTTCGCATTAAACCACCATGTGTCTATACTACCCGCTTCTGCTTCAACTGCCCTATATGTTGATTCAAACCATGGAAAAGGCTGACCAGTATACCCTATACTCTGCCAGCCTGCGCCGTATCTGCGTCTATAGTCCAATCCACGCTGTTCCTGGATCAGTTCTGCCAGCCCTGCGTCAACTGCCAGCCTGCGTTGTTCAAACATCAATTACCAGTAGAAGTTAAACACATGTGACGTGCTGGTGTTGCCAGTTAACCCGGTATGATCGTATGTTATGATTCTGCCACCGTCACCGTCTGACTGATTTCCTGTCACAGTTCTAGTGCCAAAGCCTGCTATGTTGCTGGTTATTCTAGCACCGACTGGTATGGCCGTAGCCTCAGCAAGTCTAGGATTATCTGCAAGACAGTATGTAGTGCCAAAGGTGCCGCCACCATAAGGATGTACCAATCCAGTGAATGTGTTCGGGAACTCTTCACTCACAGTTGTACCGTTGTTGACGATAGTATGTCTAGCACCAGTGAAGTTTACTGCTCCCGCAACACTTAGGGGAGGTGAAATATTTATTCCCCAATTATCGGGATCTGCTGTGAATACTGCTGCGGTGATTAATGAAGTTGTAGAATCGCTAGTATTTGTTACGGTATTGCCTACTCGAACTTGTTTATCTAAATTAGGATATGTTGATTTAGAAAAATACAGTTGGCCACCATTACTGGCGGACAACGCCACATTATTCAACTCATAATAAGATGTATCAGATAACGGGTAACCCAAGTCCAAGAACAATCGAGTATCTGATTCAACACCATAAGTCACTGTGGAAGTAAATGCCGCGGCATACTTGGCCGTGTTACTGATTCTAACCATGGCCATCTTGCCATCAAAACTGTTGTTGCCACCGCTTATATTACCTATGGCTAAACTGTCTGTAGAGTTAGTATAGTTGGCTGTGCCAAATGTTCCTGAAACTTTAGTCTGCTCAACACCATTATAGAATACTTTCTGTGTGCCTGCGTCGTTGACAATGGCCACGTGTGTCCATTGCGCTGGAGTAGGTTCAGTGTATCGTACATCGTCATATTGAGCGCCTTGACCAACAACTAATTTGCTGTCACTTATTGATATGTTTATAGCATTAGTTGCGGCCCAACCTTCTTGATTTAACAAGCCCCATATGCCGCCAGTCATATTTGCGCTGCCATCACCTGAACGATTGGCGTTTAACCAGAACTCTATGGTCCAAGATGTGCCCAAGTTCCAGTCGGTGCTGGCAGGTGTTGATAGATAATCTCCTTGAGGTTGATTAAACTGTAAACTAAACGGTGGCTCTGGATCAAGACTGGTGTCATTGATGGTAATGTCATTGTCGGTGGTTGCTAATACTGTACCAGTGATGCTGCCTGATCGAAGACTGACTGTAAATGTTTCACTACCCTCAGTGGTAGCATCGGCATCAGGTGTTACTGTAAATGAACCTGCGTTATTGGTAATTTCTACTTCGCCACTGCTTGTACCAAAATCACTGGCAAGGGTTTCTACGGTCCAAAAATAAGTGTCGTCGGGAATATTAGTTCCGCTTACATCAATTATTAAACTACTGCCTTCATTGACATTGTTGGCTCTAGGTGCTATTTGATAAGTTGGCTCTGGTGGATCAAGACTTGTGTCATTGATGGTAACTGGATCACTGGTTGCTAATATGGTTCCGGTAATACTACCTGAACGCAGACGGGCTGTAAATGTTTCTTCTCCTTCGGTTGCGGCATCAGCAGTGGGTGTCACTGTGAATGACGCACTACTATTTGTAATGGTAATTGTTCCATCTACGGTGCTAAAGTCGCCGCTGCCGTTCACAGTCCAATAATAAATGCCGTTGGGGATATTAGTTCCACCAACTGTGAATTCTAAACTGCTGCCTTCATCAACGTTGTCGGCGGCAGGTGTTAGTGTGTATGTTGGCTCTGGTGTTTGACTGGTGTCAGTGATAGTCAACAAAAAGTTGCCGAGATCGTTGCCGCCCAGCGCCGTGCCCACATTTAGATAATAAGTCTGGTCACCTTCAGTAGTGAGATCCCCTGCGGCAGTCCAACTAAAAGACCATTGACCAGTACCCTCTATTTGTGTAGATCCTAATGGCATTCCATTAGGTTCAGCAGTGACCCAGTCAGCGTTCGCTGTGCTATCATTCACAATCTGCCAATATATAGTAGTTGGCGGATAATTTTGAAAGTCTACAGTTGCGGTATTAGTTGACCCTTCATTCATCACCGCTGACCAACCGTAGAAGTTAATAGAAGGACCGCCACCGCCGCTGCTACTGCTGGTTAATAATATTTGTGATATGGGCATCTCGATTCCTTAATCTGGTGCAACATTGCCAGAGATCACCCACGAATCCGTGCCAATCTTTAACAGCGTGGCCATACCGTAGGCAAACAAATCAAAATTGCCACCGTTTGAGTAATTATCATCACCAGGAATCAGCACTTGTATACTGCCGCCTTCTGTGTTGATAGCCACACTATTACCTCGGGGATTCACAATGGTAATCACTGTGCCTACGGGAAACTCTACACGAGCATTGTAGGGAATACGAATGCTTTCAAGGTCGTCAGTACAAAGAATGTGATGTCCGCGATCCCCCATACCCAGCGTATATGCTACACCATTGAACAGTCTCTGTGGAATGTCTGTGGCTGAAGTATTCTGCTTGGTACCATCGGCAAACACCATGTTGCCGCCGTCTGTGTCACGTACAATTTCTACGACTATTGGTGGATAGTAGCCGTCAACGTCATAGTCGCTAGTGTTGTTAGTAGTCACAGTCACTGTGGGCGTGGTTTTGATCAATGGATCAGTGCTGTCTCCTAATAGGCCAGCATAGTTATTCGAGTCCGCTATATCAACAACATCAATACTATAGTTGATGTCGCTGAGATCGTTAGTATCTGAATTGACATCTGTGTAGTAGAACTGTCCATACTCGCCTGTGCCCGTGCCATCTAGAGGCAAGCGAGCAGCCCAAGCCCAATTATTATTGTCGTCATAGTTACGTCCCGTAATATAGAAACTGTGCATGTCTGTGACTAGACACTCACCAGAACTGCCAATGTAAGCATCATATTCAATGTTAGGAGACAGCCAACGCTTCCAAACAGTTTCTCCTGCGGGTGTTAGTAGGAATATTTTAATAGCACTGTCGCCGGTTGTGGTAGGATTGTCTGAGCTTTCTTCAGCTGCTACTAATAGATTTCCGTCTGGTGTACGGGCAATGGTTATATCCTGACCTTCAATGCGTCTCTGCCACTTGACTGTACCTGCACTGTCCAACTTGCTGACAAAAGAATCACCTTCGTCGTTTTCGTCTACAACATATATGTCTGTGCCAATGGTTACTACACTATGTCCTTCGTGATCGTCGTTTCCACCGTTGAGTTGACGAGCCCATTGTAATGTGCCTGTGCTGTTGAACTTGTAGACCACTGATAGATCATCAAAATTGTTCGCTGCCAATTCTCCATATCCATCACCTGTCGCAATGATATTGTCTTGACTGTCCACTGTCAGTGTAATTATTTCATCAAACTTTTCTTTTGCTGTACCAAATGTACGCTGCCAAGTAGGAGTAATCAGCACACAGTCATTGTCTCGTGAGTAGGTCACTGACCAACTACCTGCGGCACTAAAGTCAACTTGTGCAGTTGTTTCTATCTTCCAAGTTGTTGATTGACTTGTGCCTGCAACATCGTATACATATTGAACTTGACCATTGTCCACAAAAAGAGTAAAAGTCATATTGTTGGCTGGGCTAGCACCGCCCAGGCTTGTACCTAGAACAGTAATAACATCGCCATTGACATAGTTACTACCTTGAGAAGTGATATTAAAATTGCTGCCGTAATCGTTGTCGATGAACGGTCCTTGTATTGTAAAGGTAAGTCCAGAACCTACTTCAAAGTTAGTACCCGATACAGAATATACATGTATTTCAGTACCGGCGGCTGTTCCGGAATTGCTTACGTCGACAATACCACCACTTAGGGTTATTGTGTCTATTGTGATAGTACAATCGTTAGCGGGTGTAGCACCGCCAAGATCAGTACCTAAAATCTTGATCTTGTGTCCTGGTAGATAGTTTGTACCAGCAAGGGCGGCCTGAGCAGTGTAAGTTCCATTACCATTGTCAGTGACGGTGAAGTCAGCACCTGAACCTTCTCGTGTTGTACCAGTCAATCCAGTGTAGCGTTCCGAAAAGTTAACAGTTTGGAACGGCGAAATACCAGTTCCGCCAATCTGCCATTCGTCATTGATATACTCAACTTCTGGAACAGCACTTCTTAAAATCACAATAGTGCCTACACCGCTGCCTGTTTGTGGGACTACAGGAAACTCTGCACTGAACTCGCCCATTTTTCTACCACCTACCACATAGGCTCCGTCGCTGGTCCAGGCAATGGTGTTTAACTCGACATCAGCGTCACTGTCTTTGAATTCTGTAACATTTAAAAGACGACCAGTATCTTGATCTAAAGTGTATAACACGCTGTAGGTATAGGTGCCGTAAACCCAACCCAATGCCATGATGTTGCCTGTGACGGGATGAATTTTGAGGGCGGTTATATTACCATCGTCGCCGTTGGCATCTTCATAAACGGTCACGCTCCATAGTCTTTCACCTTCAGGACTGACCTTCATTACAAATATATCGTCACTGTCGTCTTCTTCGCCACCTATATAACTGTAGCCCTGTGAGTCAACCGCAACGCAATCGCCTTCGATGTCGTCATTGCTGGGACGGCTGTCTAGGCCGATAAACCAACCTACCTGCGTCTGTGTTAGTCGTAAATCGCCGTCATTGGGGATTGTCAGTGTACCGTCAGCACCAAATGTATACTGATAAGTTTCGCTCTGTACTAGGCTGTTGGCCACAGTGGTGTCGGCGTCTGGTACCAGTGTGGAATTTGTTGCGGTAATAGTTCCATCCCAGTTTTCATGAGTTAGAGGACTGTCGCTGGTAGTGTGGGTAACAAAGCGTCCTGGCACACGACTTTCTGTGAAGTGTAAACCACCAATGGTCAAGTCTGTGCCTGCTGTGGGCAACTGTACCACAAAGTAATCGTATTCGTCGTCTGCTGAACTGCCGTTGTCGAACGGTGTAGTATTCCAACTTTCTCCATAACCGTCTACTGCAAACTTGTCCTCAAATACTGCTATGGCCTGGCCACGGACGGTGGGACCTTGATTAGGTTCCTCTTCTTCTAAGTGAGCCACATCAACGTAGCGTTGCCAAATCACCGCACCCTGTGTGTCATAGCGAGCCACAATCATCTTGTTCTGTCCAAGACCTTCTAATCCATTTTCTGGAACATCGGGTATTGGGCCTGTTTTCTTGGCAAATGTCACTGATGATAGATAAACATCGCCTGTGGCAGTGGCTGTCAATCCTGCGATCCAACTGCCGCAAGGTCCTGGGCCAAGTCTGCGTGTCCATTGTACTGCACCACTTGAGTTCAGTTTGGTCAATATACCAGCAGAAGCTTCTGGAGTGTTATTGATATCACTATTTGTAGTTTTAACTTCATAAGTACCTACCACATAGATATTGCCCAGTGCGTCACTGGCACAGTCACCCCCGTACATGTCATAGTTGTCAGGTGCTTCTAAACTCTTGCTCCACACCTCCGCTAGATCTTCATCTAGTTTTTCAATGAACATCTTGTCAATACCAGCATTGGTGTCGTTGTAATAACCAGTGACAAAAACATTCTCATCAGGGTCAACGTCGATACCTGTAACAACCACAAGATCTGTTACGGGCAACTGTAAGGATTTTTTCAACAGCACTGAGCCATCAGTGATGCTGATTTCCATTATTAACACTATGCTAGGTCCTAGACCACCATCAACCACTGAAAAGACCAAGGCCAATGTGGTAGTGCTCTTTTCTTCAATGTAGCCTAGTAAGGAATCAATCTGTCCAAGGTCATACTTTTTCTTCCAACCCAAAGTGCCCGTAGATTCAAACTGCATCACAGTGACACGAGGCCCGTCTTCGTTAAGAGTAATGTAAGCACGATCTGAACTGTCTACGGCCAATGCTACTGGATAATACTCACTGAATGATTTTTGCCAGGCCACGGTGCCAGTGGCTGTGTATTTGGTAAGAACTGCTATAGAGTAATTGTCATTATCTTCATCAGTTCGAGTCAATGAGTAAAGATTACCCAGGCTGTCATAACGCAGGGCATTGGGAGTGGTGTTTCCTTCTTCGCTACGCTGTGTGGCAATCCAATGCTCTGTTGAGCCTGCTGTGATTACAACATTGCCTTCGTCTGTAAGACTTGCGGCTCCACCACCACCATAACTCAACTGTGACCAAGTACTGGTGCCATTACCATACTTGACCTTGCCAGTATCTGTTTCTAATCCTGGTTCGCCGGCGGCTAGTACGGGATTAGTTTGTGTCCAGTTTGCCGCTGTGTCACGGCGTAGTTTAATTCTTGTTGTCATTGTTTATGCTCCGTTGCCACCGTCTAGGGTGTTGTCTAAGTTATTGTTGTAGGTTTGATCAGCAAACCCGCCCTCTGCTACATACTGTGCTCTACCTGCTAGCCAAGGAACTAATGTGCTCCAAATGCTGCCGGTCCATTGATAGGTCACAGCGTTGTCACCTACGTATTCTTGCCCTAGTGTGGGCTCTGTTGGAAATGTTATTGCCATTTTAGTGTCCTATTCATATTTATCGTTAAGTGTAATCCCAGTATCCGCCCTGTTGTTGCCAGTGGTCTTCTGTAAAGATTAATGTACACATTCCAGTGTTGTCAACAACAGAAGAAGTGCCATCATATGTTTGAAACGGCAACAATGTGCTGCCGCCTATATACGATATTCCAGTAATACGACTATTAGCAACTGATACAGCTACGTTAGCTGGAACACTGCCATTTCGTAGAACCAAATACATGATCTGTCCTTCAACACCGTCGGCTAATGAGTATAAGCCTTCTGCTAGTTTGTTGACGGATTTAGTTAGATCCAGTGCTGTGGGTGTTGGTTGTACTACTGAAGCAACTGTGATAGTGATGGTGGTACCTGCTGCGACGCCATTGAATTCGCCGCTGTCAATTGTGCCTATCACAGCGTTAACAACAGATTCGCCGCTAACAGTAATATTACTGAAACCAGATAGTACCCCGCCAAATACTACGATACTGAATGTCACTACATCTAGTGTAAACGGACCATATGTGCTGTCAGTTAGACCAGTCAAATCCCCTTCAAAATTAGCGGATAGTGATTGAGCAACACCTGTGGTATTTGGTGCTGGACCGTCTTTGACCACTGTGCTGTTAACTAGGACACCTGGCAATGTTGTACTACCATCTCCGCCAAATGCCCATGTTTCAGTGCCAACTGTGATATTAACAGTTTCAGGTAGTGTGTTAATTGTGCCAGTAGGAACAGGTAATCCTCCTGTGCTGTTACTCCAAGTAATTAGGTCATCAGCTGATGAGTATTTTGTATCACCACCTTGAATAATAAACCAAACCCCAGGACTGATTTCTTCAATAGTTACACCATTACTACCTGTATAAAGTGTGAGGCTAGTTTTGGTGTAGGTTTGATTTACCACGGCTAGTCCAGCACCTACAAGAGTAAGTGTTTCGACGGCGGGCGTTTCATCAATAACACCACCTTGAGGTAATGTCAGTATACCAGTTTCATCAAATTTCCAAAGTTTCACAGTCCCAACATCACCTGAATCAGATTGTGCTTGTAGTATTACCTTGGCAAGATTGTCTCCCCCACCTTTGCTAACAGCGACAGCCGCATACTGACCTGCCGCGTCAGGATCTACAGTCCACGACAGTGCCGCAGATCCACTTGTGCCTTGCCCTTGAACGCTGAATGCCTTTCCACTGTCTGCAATAATTCTAGGAAACTGAATATTGCCGCCGCTGTAATTAATAGATACATTATTAGGGAACACAGTATCACCATCTTCACCAAACTGCCATCTGCGCAGTGTTGAGTCTGCCAAATTAATTTCAATGTTGATATTGC